GATCTGTCGCGCAAAGACAGTGCGATGGAAGAATTTACGCTGGTGTTTCACCAGTTCGACACGTATTTCAAATAAACACCATGGCCCTGCAAGCTGATTCTGCTGGTTTTCTGATTGGTGGCCAGCCCATCAACCCTACACGGCCCGAGCTGGCCATTTTGCAGCGCGTGCGCGATGACGTGCGCGCCATTCGCAAGCTGCTGGAGTCCAAAAAAGAGCGGGTGAGCGCGGGCAAGCAAGCGGCCAACGACCCGGCCCCGCCTGAGCGGGAAGGCGGCACCCGCACGGCAACGCCTGCAACCCCCAGGGTCAAGACGTCATCCACACTGGTCAAGTCACAGGCCCCGGCTGATGTACGCCTGAGCGAGACCACGCGCACGGCGCGGCCTGCCCTGGTCAACGCGGTGCAGCCGGTGGCCACACCCAAGCGGATCGCGCCAGCGCCCACGGTGGTCGACCGGACCATGCCCACACGCGATGCGAGCGGCCGGTTTGTGGCACAGCCCAAGCCTGCAAAGCCGGTGCTGACCAAGCCCGTGGTGGTCAAGGTGGATCAGGTGGCCGGTGGGCCAGAGGGGCGCGATGGACGCGGGCGCTTCACGGGTGGATCAGGCGAGGCCGACAAAGACGGCGAGGGCAGCAAAATTGGCAAGCTGCTGGGCGATATCCGGGACAAGATCAGCGCACCGGACCTGAGCGGCAGCGAAGAGGTGGACCCCAACATCAAGGCCGCTCAGGAAATTGCTGGGGTGGCGGGCAGCGCGTTCAATGGCGTCAAAGCCGTGGGCGGCGCGCTGGGCACCATTGCCACACCCATGCTCAGCGGTGCAAAAGGCCTGTTCAGGCCCAAGCCCAACGATGCGCCCACACCCTGGTTCAAGCGGTTTTTCAACGAACTGCGGGGCCTGCGCCGTGAAGAATCGGTGTTCAACCGGGCACAGCTGCGCACGCTGAAAGAGATCGAGGCCAAACCGGGCGAGGGCAAGGGCGGCGGGATCATGGGCATGCTCATGATGCTGATCGGCCCCCTGATTGCGGCCATTGGCGCGGCGATCACTGCGGGCTTTGGTCTGTTCAAGAAACTGCCTGGCATGGGCCTGCTGGCCAAACTGGCAACGGCGCTCATGCCTGCGGCCTTGATGGCCAAAAAGCCCATCACCCAGCCAACGACAACCGGCGCACCAGCTGGAGCCCCAGCCAAGACAACAACCGGCAAGACGCCTGCGACGATTGACCCTAAAACCGGCCTGCCCGTGCCTGATGCTGCGAGCAAACCGGGCGAGCCTGCACCAAAGAAGCCGGGCCTTCTGGCGCGCGCGGGCAATGGCGCAATGGGCGTGCTCAAGCGCGTGCCCCTGCTGGGTGCGCTGTTGGCGGCCGTGGGCACTGGCGCGAGCGTGTACGAAAGCGAGACCAGCGAGGCCAGCCGGGCAGAAAAGGACAAGACCACCGGCAAGGCCATTGGCGGCGGCGGTGGGGCCATTGGGGGGATGATGGCGGGCGGCGCTGCGGGCGCGGCCCTGGGCCTGTTGGCGGGTCCGATCGGTGCGGCCATTGGCGGCTTGGTGGGCGCGGTGGCAGGCGGTTTCTTTGGCGAAAAAGCCGGGGCCATCGTGGGCGAGACTGTTGGCGGCTGGGTAACAGACATTCGCAATGCCGACATCCCGGGCATGATCGGCCGCGCATGGTCGACCACCACCAACACCATGGCCACGGCCTGGACGGACACGACCAAGTGGTTTCAGGGCAAGTGGGACGCGGCGCTGTCGCTGTTTGGCGGGATCTGGGACAAGGCCAAAGGCGTGTTTGACGATCTGTCGCTGGGTGTGACCAACTTGCTGGCCAAATTCGGCATTGATGTGCCCGCGATCAAGCAAAAGGCGGCTGACATGGCGGCTGCAGCTGCTGAAACAGCTCGTGAGACGGCGGCGCTGGCTGCCAAGGCCGTGGGTGTGGCCAAAGACAAAGTGGTTCAGGGCGCTACGGCGGCGGTGGAATCCGGCAGGGAAAAAGCCGGGCAGGCGGGCGAGGCGCTGAAGAATTCGGCCATGGGCAAGGGAGCGAATTGGGTTCTCGGTCAGACCAGCAAATTGTTTGAGTCGGGCAAGGGAGGCGCGGCCACTGTGTCAACCGGTGCGGGCGACAAAGGCGGCGCGTCTTATGGGACATACCAACTGGCATCCAAAACGGGGACGCTGCAAAAATTCCTTGATACCAGCGGCTACGGCAAGCAGTTTGAAGGCTTGAAGGCAGGCACAAAAGAGTTCGATGCGAAGTGGAAAGAAGTCGCCGCGAAGGACGCGGGTTTTGGCGGTGCGCAACACGATTTCATCAAAAAAACCCACTACGATCCGGCCATGGCGAACCTGAAAAAGGACGGCATAGACCTTTCGAAGCACGGGGCGGCAGTGCAAGATGCTGTGTGGTCCACGTCAACACAATTTGGCGCTGGCTCCAAGCTGATCAACAAGGCGCTGGCTGGTCGAGACTCTTCGAAAATGTCAGATGCCGAAGTTGTGACCGCGATTCAGGATTACAAGATTGCCAATAACTCAAAGTTGTTTGGCGGGTCATCCCAGGCAGTTCAGGCCGGTACAGCGAAAAGAGCAGAAGCGGAAAAGCAACGGCTTTTGGCCTTGACATCAACGCCAACACCCACGGAAACGGCTACCAATTCGGCCCCCGCCATCCCGGCCGCACCCGCAACGAATGCCGTGGTGACAGCGGGCGCACGCGCCATCCCTCAAATGCCATCCCTGTCGGTCGAGCCGCCAAGGGTGCCCGAGCTCCAGCCGATGACGGCAGGCCTTGCAAGCACCATGGGCGGCGGGCAGGAACAGCGCCCCAGCGTCATCGTGGTGGGCAACAAAACGCCCGTAGGCCGCGATCTGAGCAATCGGCCGCTGGCGCACATCGTGACGGGCGGGCTGTCGGGCAACTGATCAGTCGGAAAACGAATCGCATTCATGCGTGGGCTTCACGCCAGATGGCACGGCCATGTCGCAAAGGTCCGAAACCCGCACCTTGTAAGCCTCTCGAATGCACCCTTCGGACTGGCAGCGATTGCGCTGCGAAAGCCAAGCGGTCTGTTGCGTGCGCATGTAGTTTTTATCCGCCTGGAAAACCGGCTCAAGTCTTGATTTGTAGGTTGACGCCAGCAATGCATCCAAGCTGCTGAGTTTTTCGCTTGAACAAATCATGTGCTCCACTCGGTGGCTTGCGCGCTTGCAGTCGAAAGATGGCTTAGCAACTGGTGCCGTTGGTGCTGGTGCCTGCGATCTGTCGGGAATGGCAGCCCTAGCCACTGCAAGCCTTTGAGCGCACGCCATTTCATCCCGCAAACCGAGGTACTGGATGCAGTGGGTGAGCGCGCGGTTTGTCATTTGCGGGTGGTTGAACCAGCTTTTGGCGCTTTCTTCCGTGTCAGGCGCATTTTTCCGCATGGTCACACCCACGGCTTCAATACCCAGGCAGTAATCGGAGGCTCTAGCCCCTGTTTGGGCGTCGTTGAAGCAGGTGGCCGACAACTCAGCAACACCGGCAAGCCCGCCTTTGTCGTGGGCCGCCTGCGCTGCTTTGGCCCCCGCATTGGCCTGTTGTCGCTGCTTTTGCGCGATGCTCGCCGTGTCAAAGGACTGGCCCATGGCGGCAATGGATGTGACAGCCAAAAAGACTGCTGCAATGATGTGTTTCACAATGTCCCCTTGAAAATAAAGACACAAATGTAATTCACAAGGCCGTATTTCGACGGCCTTTTGTGACGTCAATCCCCAGCCGCCACCTGCGCACTCCTGTTGCACAGCTCCAAATAAGCGTTCTTGCTCAGCTCATGCAGCTCCATGGGGCTCATGTCCCTGATCTTGCCCAGCGCTGCCCGGGTCTCGGGTGTTTGCAGGGCTTGCAGCTCTTGGCGCGATTTGTCGGCCATCTTGATGCAGGCCTGCGCCGCGATGCGTTCGGTGACTTTTTCGCCAAACTCGCGGTGCACGATGGCGTTCAGCATGTGGTCAAGGTCTCTGAACACCAGGCTTTCAGGCGAAAGGGTTTCGACGGTTTTTTTGCCAGTTTCCGGGCATGTCGTGACCAGTTCTCTGGGGGCGTCGGTTGTTGCAACAAAAGATGTGGTCATTTGGTAATACCTAGCTACATGATGTAGTCACATAATACACACACTTTAAATTAAGGGTCAAACCATGTCCGAATCTCAGCGAAAGTCACACCAGGCTCCAACGGCGAACATCCCGCCGTTCGGCTTGCGCCTTCAGTCAATCCTCAAGTCCGAGCTGGAGCACGCGGCCACCGATGCAGGGCGATCCCTGAATGCTGAAATTTGTGACCGCCTGCGCCAGTCCTTTGAGCCCATGGTCGAGATGGAGCCCGACACGCTGGAGGCTGTGCAGCGGTTCGCGGGGCAGCGAGGGATCAGCGAGGCCCAGGCCTTGACTGTTCTGGTCCGTGCCGGGCTGCGTGATGGTGGGGCCAAAGTGGTGAGCCTGAATATCGCGCCGGGTGTGTCGATGAAAGAGCTTGGCCAGCAAATGCTGGATGCTTTGGCGGAGCACCCGGATGCACCGGTCTACCCAACGGTCGGGGCGGTCATTGGTCAAATGCGAGGGGGGGTATTGCGCATCAAACAGACCATAAAACCATAAATTTAATCCCAATAAAGCTAATTCGCTAAAATTAGCACATTGTCAATTTGGGGCGTTTATGGGTTCAAAGGATCACGTCGCGGGCACTCAGGTGATCGGCGCTGTTGTGCACGGCGGTGTGGCGCACATCCACCAGACAAGCGAATCTTCGCTGCTGGATGAAGATGATTTTTTTGCAAAAACGGGCCTTCGCATGTCGTGGCCTGCCCGGGTGTGTCTTGGCAGGCTTTTGCACGAAGATGTTTTGCTGGGTGACCTTCGCGTGCTGATCAACGCGGGAACGCTTGCATTCACGGATGGCCGCTTTGAATTGCGTGGGCGATCTGACTTGTTGCCCGCTCAGCGACTGGAGGGCATTGCGCAAACGGTGGACAGGATCAACCCTCAGCTGCCTGCTGTCTTGACAGATGCGCGCCAGGCATTGGGGGCCTGAAACCCGGAAAAGACCCCCAAAACAGGGCATGCAGCCCTTTGAAACTACTTGGACCAAACCGTCCATGTTTCAGAGGGAATCACCATGACCGTTTCTTCACCCGGCTACCTCAAGGGTTTTTACGACGCCACACGCGCCTTGGGCGACAAGGCCATTGTTTCGGATGCCACGATGGAAATCGAGGGCTTCGAGACCATGTATTTGCTCACGCCTCAGTTCCCCATGCCCGAGCTGTCGGTGGCGGGCGAAATCGAAGTGCCCACGCCTTTGGGTGCAGCCGCTTGGCAGCCTCAGCAGCTCAAGGTGCACCAGCAGGGCAGTATCACCCTGATGGAAACCACTGCAGGCCATGTGAACGACATGCTGTTGCGCATGCTCACAGGTGGCAGTCAGGGCCGCTTCAACGCCAAAATTTACGAAGGCACGCCTGACAAGTTTTACCGCGCCTACCGGATCATGGATTGCTTCATGCAGATCGAGAACCCGGACCGCAATTGGGAAGACCGCAGCCAGGTGCTCAAGCTCACGGGCACGATCTTTTTCCATTTTTTTGGCGAAGCGCTACCGGGAAATACGAAACCGGTCAACTTCTTCGGTTGATCGACCATGACCCTGGGCGAGCTTGTCAGCTTGTTTTTGGCCGAGCAGCGGACCGAGTGTCAGTTACTCGATTCCGAGCGCGTCATAGCTCAGGCGGTGGCGGCCACGCACTTTTATTCGGGCTATGGTCACTTGGATGTGACCAACTTTGTGCCCGAAGAGCCGCCAGAAAAGCCGCCCGCGCCCATCGATCCGATGGCCTTGCTGATCGACTACACCGACAAGCCCAAACGGCTGATTGACGAGCCCACGGCTGAGCCTTTGCCGCCGATCCCGTTTACCGAGCTGTCAGAAACCACCGTGGTGAGCCCCAGCGATTGGGCCATCATTCGGCCGCTGTTTTTGCTCTACTGCGAGCGTGAACAGGCGCTGATGCTGGAGTCGAGCCGCGTCATGGGTGTGGATGTTTTTGGCCGTGCATCGTCTGAGGTGCAGATGGACATCAACACTGCCGAGTCTGAGCTGCCCCAAAAGGCTTTCATCCAGCCCGTTTTCAGCATTTGAGCGGCCGTGGAAATCACGCTGTCCAATGGTGATCTGATCCGGGGCGACATGATCGTGTCCGCCGTGCTGCGCACCGACCTGGTGCCGGTGCCGGTGACGCTGGAATGCACTGTTCGCTACACCAAAGAGCTGGAGCCCTTGCTCAAAGAGGGCGCGATTGTCCAGGCCGGTTTTGGTGCGCCCGAGCTGCGCATTGTTTGGTCAAGCCCAGACCGTGGCACGCTGGGCAAAGAGCAGGGTGGCCGTGCGCTGGGGTCTATCACCTTTGTGGCCTTGCTCGATGCCTGTGCAGACATTGCGTTTCGCCGGTCAAAAGCCATCATCAAAGAAAACGCCAGCTTGGGGGCCATTTACCGGGCCTGTGGGGCGCGGGTGGTGATCGATTCAGATTTCCCGGTGGAGCGGTTTTCTTGCTTTGCTGGGGGCGTTCCCAGTTACCACATTGCCGTGGCCTTGCAAGAGCAGGCCGGGGCGCTGGTGTGGAAGTCAGAGGCCAAAAAGCTCAAGTTCGTGCGCATGCCTGACCTGTTTGCCGGTGATCCAGCCGTGACCATGGCGGGCGATGACACCGAGCAGATCAAGAGCGGGTTCATGGAGCGCCATGAGGTGCCCTGGTTTTACTCGACCGGGCCTGATGGGGCCGTGGTGCATGGCAACCGCCAAAAGACCCGGGCCGCGCAATTCACACCGCTCAAATCGACGGCCACATTGAACAACATGACCCGCGCCCTGGTGCACAGCCGCACCATGGCGGGCCGCTTGGACATGCAGCTGAACGCGGGCGACTTGATCGACGTGGCAGGCGTGCGCCAGGTGGTGGTGACGGCCGCCCACGCCATCGAAAACGGCACGGACGGCAGTGGTGTTGAAACCTACAGCCGGTTTTGGCTGGCCACGCTGGAGACATGAGCATGGAAATGTACCCAGGCCGCTACCCCGCCATCGTGGACAGCTACGACGGGCCAACGCGCACATGCCGGGTCAAGATTCCGGGCATCACGGACGGGGCCGAAGTCATGCCGGTGGCGGAAATCGAATACCCGATTGGTGACCGATCGAAGGGCCAGCACCAGACCGAAATCGAGATTTTGAAGGGTGATTCGGTGTGGGTGGCCTTCATGGGGGGCGATCCGCGTTACCCGATCATCACCGGCTGGCGAAACCCCAGTGTTGGAAATTCCACCGAGTGGCGGCGCTTTCACCATGCGAACATTGAAATGACGGCGGACGGCGTTTTTCGCATCAACGCTGACCGGTTTGAGCTCAACGCCAAGACATCGGCGGTGATCAATTCGGCCAAGGCTGAGGTCAACGCGGATACGGCCATTAAGGGCGCGGGGTTGACGCACAACGGCAAGAACGTGGGCGCAACCCACACACACGATCAAGTCAGGGCCGGGGCTGATAAATCCGGCAAACCTAGTTAAGGAACACCATGAAAAACCTGCTTTTCTCTTTCGAAGACCTGGGCACCAAGTCCGACAAGGCCCTGGTCAAGCTCAAGCAATACTTCAGCCGCGCCAATGCGGCCGTGGTGAATGCCGAGCCCGGCGCGAAGACGCTGCGCACCAGCGGGATCAGCTACCGCGAGCTGTTTTTGCTGTTCGGTGACTCGCAGCGCGTGACCCTGCGCATCAAGCAAACGGGCGACGTCTACCAGGTGCTGATCAACGACAAGCTGACCCCACTGAAGGCGCAAGACGATCACATCAAGGCCGTGGCCGAAATCGCCCAAAAGCTGACAGCGGGGAGCGCCAAATTCCAAAAGGCGCTGGCCAACGTCAAGGTGCCATTGCCCAAGGGCATCCGCACTGCAGCGCCCAAGCTGGAGGCCCAATTGCAGGCCCGCGAGGAAGAGCTGGACGCGGCGATTGTCGAGGCTCAAAACGAGCTTGCCGAACTGGCTGCTTGACGGGTTTTCAAAACCCGGAAAACACCCCATTTTTCGAAAGTCGGGATTCCCACAATTGAATCTGCATCAAGTGGCGCGGGCTGTCTGCGCTGAATTCGAGATGTTTTTCATCATCAATTTGTGGAGAAACCCATATGCCCCGTATCGCAACTCATGCCAGCGAAGCCACCAAGTCGGTGGCCGCGTTCGTTGAAAACCTGACCGCTGCCGCCTCTTCTGGCGGCGCTATTTTTGACGCCGTGGCTGCGGATTCTTTCGCGTCCGAAGCACTCAACCAGTCTACCGGCCTGCCCGCAACGCTGACCGCATTGCTGGACGATGTGAACGGCAAAAACATTGATCTGGGTGGCCGGTCGGTGTCGCACCGCGCCGTGGTCATGCAGTCCATTTTGGATGGCGTGAACGCCTACACCGCCGAACACGGCGAGGCCCCCAGCGCCGACGTGGTGGAAGCCGCTTTGTACCAAGGCTACAGCACCACCGACGAAGCCCGCAGCAAGCTGGCCAAACTCGATTCGGTGTCCGCCACATCGAACCACATGGACCCGATCAGCATGCAGCCCAACCGCGCTGTTGTGGCGATCTTCAGCTCCATGGCCGAAGCGATCCCGATTGCCTCTTACCTGCCTTTTGATTTGGGCTCTAACGAGTCGCCTTTGATCATCGTGCAGAACGTGGCGGGCAGCAATTCCGGCACCATGAAAGCGGGTGATCTGTTGGACGGCCTGAATGCGGGCAGCCCTTACATGTCCACTTCGCGCATCATCAAGTTGGTGGATGGCAAGGGCAAGGTCACTGCCACCATGACCGACGACGAGACTTGCGATCCCGCTGGCCCCGCCGTCAATTTGATGCGCGGCCGCACCACCATCTACGTGCAGGGCTTGGTCGCTGGCAGTGAAATCGCCAACACCGCCGCTGCCACGTCGATGATCGGCGGCTCGATTGTCTTTGGCACCACCGAGCACGTTTTGTCGGGCAGCGTGAAGCCTGACACAGGCGAGATTGACGTCACCTTTACCCCTGCGTTGCCCACCAACATGGCGGTGCACGCTGAAGCGTTCATCGATTTGGAGAAGCAACCTCAGCTGACCCCCATCTTTGGCGTGCAGGCCCTGAAGTACAGCATGAAGGCTTACGCTTTCCGTGCGCTGACTCAGGTGTCCATCGATGCGAACACCCAGTTCACCAATGAAATCGGCATGACGCCTGAATCTCATTCGTTGCTGGCGATGCGCAACCAAATGGGCAATGAGCGTCACTACCATGTGCTGCGCATGGCCGAGCGCCTGGCGCTGAACAACGTGGGTGATTACCAGTTTGCTTGGGCGACTCAAGGCCTGCAAAAGACCCGCAACCAGATCGCGCAAGACATCATGGCCGCGATCTTTCCGCTCGAGCAAGCGATGGCCAATTCCACGATGGACCACGGCATCACCCACATGTACGTGGATGAAGTCATGGCCAGCACGCTCTTGTGCTGCGATTCCACCGTGTTCCAGCCGTCCGGCGTGGCACCGCGTCCCTCGATCTACCGCCTGGGCCGCTTGCTGGGCAAGTATGACGTGTACTTGAACCCACGCGCCCGCAAGCCCAACGCAGTTCCTAGTGTGTCCAAGATTCTTTGCGTGGGCCGTTCGACTCAAGCGGGCCGCAACCCGTTTGTTTTGGGTGACGCCGTGGCCCCGATGGCCGTGCCTGTGGCTACCGGTTCCGACATGGTGAACAAGTCGGGCCTGTACGGCCGCAACTTCACTTCGGTGAACCCACACGCCCCAAGCGCCAAAGGCTGCGCCATTTTGACCGTTAGCGGCCTGAACGGCTGATTGCCAAATTGACCAGCTGAGCTGGTCTGTAATTCCCACTGGGCACCCGCCCGGTGGGGTTTTTCAAGTTTTGCAGGAGCGCCAAATGGCAAAAACCCCCAAATCCGCACCAGCCGATCAGGCTGAAAAACAGGCTGAGCAGGCGTACCCACGCACCCTGACCGCCACCAACAACACGCCCATCCCGATTTACCTGTCCGAAGCGGGCGTGTGCTTGGCTGCCAACTACAACGCCCCAGCCAATGCGGCCGTGGTGACCTACCAAAGCGCGGACCACTTCAACCGCGAAATGGCCAACATCGAGGCCATCGCTTCGGTGCATGGCTTCAGCGATCCGCTGATTTTCTCTGACCCTGAGCCCGAGTCTTCGGGTGAAGACGCCACCAACTAAAGGGGAGCGACATGCTGTTTACCCGTCAAATCGGAGCCCAGCCGGGCGTCCAACTGAACCCCTTGAAGGACTCTTCTGAGCTGCCAGCCTCTGGCAACTCTGATCAGACTTTTGCGGTGGTGGCACGCTTTCCGCGTGGCCGAATCGACAAGCCTTTCCGCGTGAACCGCTCGAACGCCACGCGCAAGCTGGGCCGCCCTGAGCCCATGCGCGCATCGGCTTTGAATGAAGCGCACATCCACACGGTGGAGGCCATCAACAAGGGCGCTTACGAGGCCATCGTGCAGCGCCTGGTGACGCCTGCAGCCGCTTTGAGCTGGATTGTGGTCAACCCAGACGGCACCGCCACGACATCGGCAACCGAGCCCACAACCACCACGCATTTGCTGGCTGTTCGTCACCTTGAATGCTTCAATGACGGCATCATGATTGCCATCCATGCCGAAGAGGTCAAGGTGTCCGGTGTGGCCGTTGACAACCAAGAGCTGACCGTACAGTTGCTGGACAAAGACGGCACCAAGCTGTACGAGTTCACGGGATCACTGGACCCCGCTGCAAAGGACGACTACGGCGTCTCGAATTACCTGCCCAACGTGGTGGCAGTTCAAGCCGCTGGCGGCGAGGTGGAGATTTCCGCACCCGCTGGTGCCAAAGTTTTGGCCGGTGGGCTTGGCTATGGCCGAACCGCCATGGGCACTTATGCATGGGCCATTACCCCGGTGGTGAATTACTTCACCGAAGGCGGTACCGGCTACAGCACCGCCGATTTCATGGCGGCCCGCATGAAGCTGGCCACCACTGATCTGGACTTTGGTTACATCGCGTCCGGTGGCAGCCGCGCCCCCGCGTTGCTGACCCAGTTGGCACAGCTGGCTTACGAGTCGAACCGCCAATTGCGCTACGACGTGCCCGGTGATCTGTCGCCTGCAGCGGCCATCACGTTTGTGAACCAGCTCAACATCACCGACAAAAACATGGTGCACCTGGTGCAGGCGTTTTGGGCTCCGCTCAAAACCGACTGCCCGCTGGGTGTGAACGGCAAAGCAGTGATCGGCACTTCGGGCCTGAACATTGCCAAGGCCTGCACCCGCAATGCGGCGACCAACGCCAAGGGCTTCGCACCGAAGAACTACCCCATCGCTGGCCAGCTGTTCCCCTTCGACCGAAGCGGCGTTCAGCAAATCTACAGCCCCACCGAACAGGAGCTGTCTGATCTGGCTTTGGCGGGCATCAATCCGGTGATTTATGAGCGCTACGCCCAAGGCGGCTTATACGTCTGGTCTGATTCGCTGACCAGTCGCAAGGGCAACACCCTGGCCAAGCTGATCGCCGTGGCTGAAATGTCCACCGACATCGACGACAAGGTGGTGCGCTACATGAAGGGGCTGATTCAGTTCCCCATGGCCGTGGCCGTCAAAAAGGCCAATGACTTCCTCAAGGACTTGCTCGATGACGCGGATGCGTCTGAGTGGCTGGTTCCTTCAGCCAAGTTGGGCGGCGCATCCTTCCAGTACGCGGCCCAGCCCAGTGAGGATCGCCCTTACGACCGCATGTCTGTCCGTTACTGGCTCAGCTTTGACGGCACCGTGCGCCAAATCGACGTAACCCAAGAAATTGTTGGCCGCTAAGCCAAAGGAGAAAAATCATGCAAAAAAACATTTTGGGCCAATTGGTGAGCGCCGCGTTTGCGGCCGCTCAGCCTCAAAAACCCGCCGCCAAACCGGTGTTTGACTCGGTGGGCACGCTGGATGCCGCCGGTGCCTACGCCGAAGCCGACATCAAGCTCAAGGCCGTGGCCGCCGTTCACGAGTGGGTGGAAACCGACTCGACCGAAGACGGCGAGACCTACGCTGACCGCCTGATGGCCCTGATGGTGGGCATTGCCGACGTCAACAAGGACGGCGAGCTGACCGACGACGAGCAGGACGTGGTGAGCATTGCCCTGGAAGCCGCCTACGACTACCTGGTCGGCAAGGGCGTTGCCGAGGACGATGCCACTTCCTTGCTGAACGACTGGCCCGCCGATGTGGCAGACCGCGTGCGCGAGCTGCTGGCCACGGCCATGCCCGAAGGCGAAGACGCGGCCTCTGACGAGGTGGACAGCTTTGTCTTCGGTGCTGGTGACCAAGAACCTGCCTTCGACGCGGTTTACAAGATGAAGATGGCGATCCGCGCTGGCAAGAAAGTGCGGATCAAAAAGCGCATTTCCGGCCATGTTCGCCTGTCTGCCCGCCAAAAGGTGGCTGTGGCCAAGATGCAGCGCCGCTCGCATTCTGGTGCAGCCATGGCGCGCCGCATGAAGTCTGCCCGCATGGGCCGCCGCATGGGCCTGTAAGCCAAAAGCCAAAAGGCAGTAAGCAAAAGGCCCCCAGTGCACGACGCTGGGGGCCTTTTTTCCGAAAGAAACCATGAGCGATTCGTTTACCGGCCTGTCCCCGCACCTGATCTGCAGCATTTACCCGCTCAAGCGCGTGGGTGATGGCTCGGATTGGGCGCGTGATGACGAGGGCAGGCCCTTCAAGGCCCCGCTGACACAGGCCAGTTTGGACATTGCGCCCAACTGGCAAAGTCCGTTTGAGGGCTCGGGCGTGGAAAGCCGATTCCCGGCGCTGGCCCAAATGGCACAGGCGGGCATGTTCTCTGGTGTGCTGCAAGCGATTGGCAGCACCTTGAAATTTGCCGAGGGTGCAACCGGCTCGCTGGACGAAAAAGCCAAATTGTTGGTGGGCCGCAGTGGTGTGACCAAGCTCAACAGCACCCAGGTGTTCAGTGGGATGCAGCCGATCAAGATCCAGATGACGGCCTTTTTGAGAGCCTTCAAAGACCCATGGAAAGAAGTTGAGGCCCCTTTGAAGCAGCTGCAGGAATGGCAGCTGCCCAAGCGCCTGGCCAAAGACGGCGTGCTGGCTGAGTTCATCAAGTCCGGGGCCGATCCCTTGACGCTCATGCCCTCCGAGGTGCCCACCATCGTGGGTTTTGCCTACAAAAACCGAATTTTTCAGCCCATGGTCATCGAATCCGTGAGCGATCCCCTTGACGCGCCTATCGACAAAAGCGGCAACCGGATTTCAGTATCGGTTCAGATCACCTTGTGCACGCTGACCGCGCTGGACCGCAACGACTGGAACGCCACCTACGAAAGCAGCTACCAATGATCATCATCCCCCCACTTCGCACCCGCCGTATCAGCGCCAAAATGCGCGAAATGCCACTGGGCGCGGCCGTGCGCCTGGCAGGCATCCACCCCAAGCAGCATGAGCACGCCACCACCGAGTTTTTGCGCGCCATCATTGACAGCGCCGAAACGCCTACAGCTGGCCACGTTGCAGACCCGCGTTTCTGGACCGTGCAAGAGCGCACGCTGGCGGTTTGCCATTACATCGCCGCCAGTGCGCCCAACGGTGGAGCCGACTTTGAAGTGGGCGAGGGTGGACACCTGACCGATTACATGATGACCGAGGCCGATTACGTGGCCAGCGCGCCGCTGGGTGAGGCGTGCCAAGACAATTGGCGCATGGTGCCCATGACCGGCATGGCGGCCGAATCCATCGAGCGGATCGAGGGCGAAACCCCGGATGTGGAGCCCGGGCGCATGCACTGGTTGATCGGTTCGATGGCCGCGCAATTGCAGCGCGTGGGCACCGATGGCCAGCCGATTGACGAACCGGCACCGGTAGCCGAAGCCGCCTATGACGATTGGCTCAAAGCCCGCATGACCGTGTTTGCAGGCTTTCCGCAAAGCGATTTCGAGGCCTTGCTGGCCCTGCGCGCGCGGGGTGCACGCGAGCTGCTGCACCTCTTCGACATGGACGCAGCGGCAGGCGGTATGGTGGCTTACCCCAAAGAATTGGAGGCCGGTTTGCCACCGGCCCGATTTCCTGTGGATGAGTGCATCTCCGACGTGGCGAAAGGACTTGCTGAGCCACTGCAAGAGCCAAATTCATAGCCTGGTGCTGCACACCGGGGCGTCACTCCAACAAGCCGCCGACACGGCCATGAGCGATGCCGAAGAGCTGTTCCAGGGCAGGGTGTTCGCCGCCAAGATGAAGGAGCGCGAGGCTGAATTTAAGCTGCAAGCGGCGATCATTGGGCGACTGGATGGCCTGATGAAGGCGCTGAGCAGGCGCTGAGCAGGCGCTGAAATCGGAAAAGTGCCCGGACGGGTGGGGGCGGTGGCGACAAACATTGGGTTCTTGTTTTTCGATCAACAAACCCAAGGATTTCCATGTTCATCAAGTTCGTAACATCCCGATTTTTCCAGTTCGCCATCCTGCCCCTGTTCATCATCGGCTGGTTCATCTACACGGACCCGTCAAAAGGTGCTGATACGGCGCTGCGCATTCAGCTGTGGGCTCAGGCCTTTTTGATGACCGGCCTGGCTTACACCGTGGCCAAAGCCTTGTTGGGTAAAGCATCCAGTGAAGACCTGTACACCGAATCCCTCAAGGGCAACCAAGCGGCCGGACAAGCGTATTTGGGCGTGTGTTTGATGCGTGCCCTGGTGCTGGTGGGCATGCTGGTTTTCTTCGCCATGATGCAGAGCTGATCGCCATGTGGGCATCCTTCAAAGACTTGACCGCCGCCGCCGTGGCCGCTGCTGCCACGGGGATCGTGCTGGGCTTTGGCCTGGCCATGGTGGCCCTGATTTACTCGCAGCCCGCCAAGGCCTTCAGCTTGTCGAAAGACATCCCGCCCCAAGCGGCCCAATACCTGCCCATGCTGGGTGTGCAAGCGCGTGAGCTGCTGCCCGAGGTACCGCCTGAGTACTTTGGCGCTTTGATCGAGCATGAAAGCGGGTGCCCGTCGATCAAGTCGATGTGTTGGAAGCCGACCGCCCGCCTGAAAAGCCAGCGCGAAGAAGGTGCAGGCCTGGGTCAGTTGACCCGTGCCTACCGCGAAGACGGGTCTTTGCGTTTCGACTCCCTGACCGAAAGCCGAAAGCTTGACCCCCGAGGCCTGAATGAACTCAGGTGGGAAACCGTGTACCAACGGCCTGATCTGCAAATGCGCGTGATGGTGCTCATGACCCGGCAAAACTACAACCGCGTGGTCAAGCTTGTGGATGACCAACATCTGCGCCTGCAGCTGACCGACCTGAGCTACAACGCGGGTTTAGGCCGGGTGCTCAACGACCGCCGCGCCTGTGGCCTCACGGCTGGGTGTGACCCCAACAAGTGGTATGGGCACGTCGAAAAGACCTGCACCGCATCCAAAAAACCTTTGTACGGCAACCGCAGTGCCTGCGACATTTCGCGCCACCATGTCCATGACGTGGTGGACACCCGCATGGCCAAATACAAGGGGCGCGTGTGATCGAAGCCGCTGCAAAAAAAGCCTTTGGGCTGATCCCCTGGTGGCTGTGGCCGCTGGCCCTGAGCCTGAGCATTGGGGTTGGTGTGTCTGCCTACCAAATGGCCCGCGCCGATCTGGCCCAGGCCCAGGCTGCGCTGTCTGACCTGCAGCGCGAAACCGCGCAAGCCACCACCCGCGCAAGCGAGGCGGCCCGGGCCAAAGAAACCCAGCTGAGGGCCGATGCAGCGGCTGCCAGCGCCAAGCTCGCAAAGGAAAAGCAAAATGCAAAAAATCGTGAAGACCGCCTTGTTGCTGACATCCGCAGTGGTGCTCAGCGCCTGTCAATCCCCGCCAGCTGCCCCGCAGCCGGTCAAGCCCCCGCAGATCCCAGCACTCCCCCCGGAACTGGGTCCGAAAGTCCGAGAGCCGAACTTGACCGATCGGCTGCTGAAGCTCTTGTCGCCATCGCCATCGACGGTGACAACGCCATCCGTGAGCGAAACGCCTGCATCCAGCAATACAACGCCGTCCGAGAGGCGCTAAATGGTCCCGCGCCTGAGTCCCCGGGGCTTTGAGAAAGTCCCTTGCCCGGCTGAAGCTTGGCGGCTGATCGAAGCGGCCTACCGCGCTCTGCTGCCCACCATGGCCCCCGAAAACTTCGCGGGTAAAGACGTTTACATCCCGGGCACCGACACCAGCGACCTGATTTGCTTGGATCAAGACCCGGGCGCGATCCGGGCGATCTTGCGTGAGCTCCACCAGTCTGCCCAACAATTTGCCGGGCGAGACCTGACACCACTTGGCATTTACGGGATCAGGTCATACAAGACAGGGGCCACACTGATGCCCCACACTGACCGAGTGGACACGCACCATGTCGGCATCATGATCGTTGTGGACAAAGACCTGCAGGGCGCGCCAGATTGGCCGCTTGAAATTCAGGATCATGACGGGCAGTGGCACCAAGTATGCGCCGCCCCGGGCGAAATGATCATCTACGAGTCCGCAACCTGCCAGCACGCCCGCCTGCAGCACCTGCAGGGCGCGTGGTACAGGAATCTTTTCGCGCACTACACGATTTCGGATTAGCCAGTGGCCGCGAGGCCCTGCCCGCCATCCTGCGAGGGGTGGCGGGTTTTGTGTTTCTGGTTAGGGTTTGTCCTGATAAATATTTGTGTTTACTTTGTGTTTATGCACGTTTAAGCATGCATAATAGAGCCCATGGACAGGCACGGGGCAGGTCCAAAATTTGGGAGATAAAAATGTTCACAGTCATGGGTTACACGATCAACACAGCGGAGCAAGCGCGTACGATTTTTCTTGTGGCCAAACTGAATGGCAACTCGGCGGCCGCTGAGCAAGCCCTTGCCTTGATTGGCCGCCTTCCCTGATAGCTCCAATTGGGGTCGTGTGAGACGCGGCTCCAAATTGTTCTTACAAAAAACTAGGTGAAATCATGAGCAAAAATTTAAACAACACTTCAAAGCAACAGACATACGGCTTGCGCAAGTTTCAGGGCTTCATCACCGGCAAAGTTACGAGCGCATTAAACGTAACAAAGACGCAACGCCTAGTGAAGAACACTAGGACTCGCTTCAGCGATGATTGCCCGAGGGGCAGCGGATACTGCGAAGAACAAGTTGAAATAGTTTTTCGGGTGACTGAGTGGCGGGTGCGAAGCGTTCTGGTGTGGAGCAAGCGCGAGAGGCTTGGTCGATTGGATCAACACGAGTCGATTAGCAGCGCAACACTGGGCTCACGCTTTTGAGTGAAGCCCAATTTAACGCCCTGGCGCAGCTCCTTCGCCTTCGCCCTGGCCCCGCTCAAGACGCGGCCCGACTTGTGATGGTGCAAGGGGTGCCAACTGCTGACGCCGCCCGCACCGTGGGC